TGGCGTTGAGGCTGCTTGGGAATTTAGGCGCAGAATGAAACACGACTTGCCCAATAACCAAATCAATGTGTTTCACATAGAAGATGGGCAGCGTGGCTTAGATGAAATGATTGAGTTTTCGGATTACATAGCCATAAGTGTTCCCGAACTTCGTACCATAGGAAAAAAGCAATACACCGAACAGGTGGCTAATTACATTAAGGCCAAGAAACCAAGTATAGACATTCACCTGCTTGGATGCACAGAAAACAAATTGCTAAAGAACTTGAACTTTTGTTCCTCAAGCGATAGCACTTCGTGGCAGCAAGTTAACCGCTTCGGTCATCTAAAGATGAATAACGGCACTAAAACAATGTCCATTGCTAATAGTGACATCTCTATTGATAAACTCAAGGAACGATATTCGCCAAGAATAGAAAACATCCTTGAACAATGGATGGAAGCCACACCAAAGCGTTTTGACTATTACTCAAAATATGCTTTGGCAGGGGAAATGTTAGTTAAACAATACACAATCTTTGCAGGAGACCAACAATGAAAATACAAAAGAGATATCACTTCTACGCAGCCCACCGCAACAAAGAGGCAGGGGAAAAGTGCGGACGCATTCACGGACACACCTATGATGTGGTGTGCATCTTTGACCTTGAGATGAATGGTGCTTTAACCATCTTGTTTTCGGATATAGATGCTAAAGTAGAACCAATCATTAAGGAATATGACCACTATTTTATTCTCCACGAGAAAGATGTTTTATGTGGCGTTCTTGATTTGGCTAACGAACCGTACAAGGCTTTACCATTTGAAACCTCCGCTGAAAATATGGCGATGTGGTTATTTAATAGAATCAAGCGTGAAACAGGCTTAAACATTTGCCGAATTGAATTGGCAGAAACTAAATCCTCAAATGTTATTTATGAGCAGTAAACTTGCCGTTAGTGAAGTCTTTTACTCCATTCAAGGAGAAGGGAAGACAATGGGCATCCCCTCCGTATTTGTACGCTTGGGAGGATGTAACCTTATGTGTGGTGGAATGGGAACGCAGTTTGACGGAGAACTACACAATGAAGCAAAATGGCGTTGCGATACTATTGAGGTTTGGATGAAAGCCCAAAGCAAAGCGTTTGAGGATGTACTTCCAAAAGATTGCGTAGAAGCGATTAAAAACAACGCGCACTTAATTATCACAGGAGGCGAACCAACAATGCAGCAAAAGGCGGTTGTGGAGTTCATACGCTATGTGAGAGCCAACATTAACGAATTTGTTTTCGTGGAGATAGAAACAAACGGAACAATCCTGCCCTCCGAAGACCTATTCTACCAAATAGATTTGTTTAACTGCTCACCGAAGTTATCCAATAGCGGAAACGATGTGGAACAAACCTTCAAGCCCGAAGTAATTGCAGCCATAAACAAAACAAACACCATCTTTAAATTTGTTATCTCCAATGAGGAAGATTGGAAAGAGGTTAGAACCCTTTACTACCCAATCGTAAACAAAGAAAAGATTTGGCTTATGCCATCGGGTGAAAACCAAGAACTAATCTCTCAAACAAAACAATACGTTGCCGAATTAGCGAGAGACAACTACTTAAACTTCACCACCCGACTACATATTGAAATTTGGAATCAAAAAACAGGAGTATGAAAACCTATATTACTTGGGAACACCTTTACGAGCGAATCAATAAATTAGATAAGAGCCTCAAGTACTATGGAGTGCCACGAGGAGGTTCAGTCATCGCAGCAATGACAGGCAACGCAGTAATGACACCCGAAGAAGCGGATGTTATTATTGATGACCTTGTTGATTCGGGAGCAACGATGGAAAAGTACAAAAAGCAATTCCCAAACAAACCCTTTGTCGGCTTATTTGATAAGCGCGTAGAAATGCAGGGAGAGTGGCTCGTATTCCCATTTGAAAAAGAGGAGGATGGAGAGGTACAGGATAATCTTGTACGCATCTTTCAATATCTCGGCGAAGACCCAACCCGTGAGGGCTTAAAGGAAACCCCAAAGAGATACCTCAAGTTTATGGATGAGTTTCTAAACCCACCCCCCTTCAACTTTACTGCTTTTGATTCCGAAGGGATGGATGAAATGATAATCCAAACCAACATCCCATTCTACTCCCTATGTGAACACCACCTTGCTCCATTCTTTGGAGTAGGCCACATCGCCTACATTCCTAATGGAAAAATTGTTGGCTTGTCAAAGTTAGCCCGTACCCTTGAAACTTATTCCCGTAGGCTACAAAACCAAGAGCGCATCACCCAACAAGTTGCAGACCGCCTAATGAACGAACTTAACCCTCTTGGAGTGGCAGTCGTATTAAAGGCACAACACTTGTGTATGGCTATGCGTGGGGTAAAGAAACACGATGTGTACACTACTACCTCTAAAATGGTTGGAATCTTCAAGGAGGATGATATGCCCCGCCACGAATTTATGTCAATGATTAAATGAACAAAATTGAACAGACAAAAAAGGCACTCATTGAAGCGATGGAACAATCGCTTGGTGTTGTTACTACGGCGTGTAAAAAAGTGGGTGTTAGCAGAGGAACTTACTACATCTACTACAACGAAGATGCCGAGTTCAAGGCTGCTATTGATGATTTACAGAATGTAGCCCTTGACTTTGCAGAAAGCCAACTACACGCGCAAATTAAAAACGGCAGCACCGCAGCCACCATTTTCTACTTGAAGACCAAAGGAAAGAAAAGAGGATATGTTGAACGGCAGGAGATTCAGCAGTTGGGCGACAACCTCTTTGAAGTTGAGATATTAGGTGGCGAGGATTTACACGAATAAGGTTTACGGCCACCTCCTCAATTCTCAAAAGAAGATTGTTCTTGAGCAGGGTGGTACCCGAAGCGGGAAAACATATAACATCCTGCTTTGGATAATCTTTCAGTATTCAACCAAGAACAAGGGCAAAACAATTACCATTTGCCGTAAGTCTTTTCCTTCGCTTCGTGCTTCGGTAATGAGGGACTTCTTTGAAATCCTAAAAAACAATGGGGCATACTTTGAAGAACTACACAATCGTTCAAGCCACGAATACCACCTTAACGGAAACCTTGTAGAGTTTATATCCCTTGACCAACCCCAAAAGATTCGGGGCAGGAAAAGAAACTTGCTATACATTAACGAGGCTAACGAATTGTTTTACGAGGATTGGCAGCAACTTATCTTTCGTACTGAAGGGCGCATCATCCTTGACTACAACCCTTCCGACTCCTTTCATTGGATTTACGATAGGGTTATTCCTCGTGATGATTGCGACTTCTACCAAACCACTTACAAAGACAACCCATTTCTTGATGACTCTATTCGCCACGAAATTGAAAGGCTACGCGATACGGATGAGGATTATTGGAGGGTGTATGGCTTGGGAGAACGAGGTTCAAGCAGGGCAACGATATTTCAATTCGGGATTGTAGAAGAACCCAAAGGCAAACTCTTATCAATAGGGATGGACTTTGGCTTCACCAATGACCCAACGGCACTCGTTAAGGTGTATCAAGACGGAAGCGACCTATACATTCAAGAACTGCTATACCACACCAACCTAACTAACCAAGATATCAGCGACAAATTCAATCAACTTGAGTTAACGAGGTATGATGAGGTGTGGGCAGATAGCGCAGAGCCAAAATCTATTGAGGAACTGCACAGGATGGGATGGAATGTTAAGCCAACGGCTAAAGGTGCTGATTCAATAATGGCGGGAATTGATATTCTAAAGAGGCACAAACTATTTGTTACAAAGGACTCTCTTAATGTGATTAAGGAGATGCAGAATTACAAATGGCAGGAAGACAAGAACGGAAACCTGTTTAACAAGCCCATTGATTCCTTTAACCACGCCATTGATGCAATGCGCTACGCTACTTACAACAGATTGAGCCGACCCAACTACGGCAGATACGCTATTCGCTGATTTTAGCCAAAAAGTATCTTTTTTTAGTAAATACCGAAATCGGTGTTGTCTTGTGAGAGGCTTGGAGTATCTTCATACCACCAACAAACAACTAATTAAAAATCAAGAGTTATGGCACAAGATTTAG